CATCTTCAAATTCAAAACGCATTTGGTCTTGCATTCCGCCTGTTACATTAGCAATAATAGGAGTACCTGTTAGCAATGCTTCTGTAAGTGATAGACCCCAACCTTCATTTGAAGTAAGTAGAATCTGAACATCTGCTAGATTATAAAGATAATTTAATGCTTTAACATCTAATTTACCTGGAGTAAAGATGATATTATGATCTTTAGGTATAAGTGTTTCAATTACAGCACCTAAATCAGTGCCATGTTCATTAGCTAATTCAGTATGAAGAACTAATACAACTTTTTCTCTTTGTTCAGGAGTTAAAGACTCTACAAATTGACGATATGCTAAAATTGTATCTGGAATTTGTTTACGGCGAATATTTCTTGAGTTAAAAAATATCATAAACTCATAATCTTTTCCTTGGAATAGATTTTTCTTAAAATTTTGATATTCTGTATTAGTTTCCTTATCAGTGATAGGATAAAATATTTCAGTATTTAATCCATGGGGTACATACTCAATAATCTTGTTTTTAGTCTTGTTATCTAAAACAAGTTTATTAATATTAACTGTTTGTTTTGAAATACCTAACAAAGCATCACATGACTCATAAAATGATTTATTGTAGTAAGGTGCTGGTAAATCATCCCAGATATTTAAATAAATAATAGGAATGTTTTTTCTGATTTCATTCTCAATTTGGAATAACCAAGTGAAATAACGAGGATCAGTAATCATCATTATAGCGTCAGGTTTTTCAAGTTTAAGAATTGCTCTTAAAAGATTAGCATCTCCATAACCATTATTAGGATAAAGAAAAACACTAGCATCCTCTATTTCAGCATTTTGATTTGTGTCAGTGCTTAAATCAAAACGTTTTCCAGCATCTGGATGGTTGATGGCAGCTCCTATACAAACCCAATTATAATGATGAGCAGTATGGATAACTATTTCTTTTCCTATATTCCCTACACCTGAGGGTAATCTAATATCATCGGTGATCAAAAGAATTTTTTTCCTTTGATCTTTAGGCAAATAACCTTCTTTCATAAACTAATTAAATATCTAAATCGTTGTGGTTATGAATTTGTTTTCTAAATCCTTCATCAGTAAGATATAAATGAATTGCTCGATCAGCAAGCTTTTGAAACGAGAATTTATGTCTTACACAAGATACTTTAAATTCATCAAATAATTCTGTTTGTATTTTAACACTTGTAAGTGTCATATCCTTTTTACTCATAACATTGTTTTTATATTGTCATATATAAATATCTCAAAATATACTAAGATACGTTTCTGTCACATAAATCTTTTCTATCTTTGAAAGGACAATATTGACAGTTTTGTTTTGAAGGATTTTTTAACATAGGACCTTCTCTATGTTTTCCTTCTTTATCAAAAGCCATTTCAATAAATTCTTCAAAATGTTTAGTGGCTTTATTTAATTTAATTTTACCAGAAGCAGGCACATGAATTTGTACTCTTGGATCAGGAAAGTCAGGATTACCATGTAGTTTTCTTTTTACAATAAAATACTCTACATCAATATTATCAACTGGGAAATTAAATTGTTCTGAAAAGAATTTTTTATAAAGAATAACTTGAGAATTTTTAACTTCATCTGTTTTTTCTTTATCCTTCCACCCACGAGTAGAAGTTTTAATATCGATAATTTTTATTTTATTAAGCATTTCATTATATAAGACAACATCGATATATCCCTTATATAGTATGTTATTATAGACCGGATTAGGCGGAAGTAAAATAGGTACTTCAATACCTACTAACCACCAACTTTTTTTACCAAAGTATTTTCCTCTATTCTTTTTAAACCATTGAAGAATACCTATTCCATCTTCATAAAATTCACTTAATTCAGATGAATTAGAAAAATGAGTATTATTATTTTTTTTATAATCTTCTTTGTAAACTGCTCTTAAGCGTTCTTCAAAGTATTCTTCTATATTAATCCTATCAGCAGCAGTTGCACTTTCATTATACATCACTTCTAAATAGTTCTGCATAGTTTCATGCATAGCAGTCCCAAATGTCATGTGAATTGAAACTTCAGATGTATAATGCCCGTCCCGGTATTGGAGTGCCCATTTGTGTGGGCAACTCTCAAATACTGAATATTGACTAAAAGATATTGTTTTTTGGTATCTATAGTCTATATTTGGGGGTGTGAATTTTTTTACAGCCTCAACAATTAGAGGTGATTTCTTTTTAGCCAAAACTTATTTCCATTTACCTCTCATAACTAACTGGGCTATAATACCATAGTTAGAGATATCTATAAAACTATCAATCATTGCTTCTCCAGCTACATAATTTTTTCCATTACGTTGGAGCATATTTTTTAAACGATTGATCTTATCATTACAACGAAGCCAAATACCTGTAATTGAAAGGTTAATGTCTTCTGATTTTTCTAAAGTAGAACCTAAAGCAATATTTTGAAGACCATAATCCATCATTTTAGCGGCAAACAACTCATATTGTTCTTTCTGAATTTGTTGAAATTCATATGCTAGTTCAGAATATTTTTGTTCAAAATCTTTAATTGCTGAATATGGTTGTGGATCGTAACCTTCTTGTTCTTTCATTTTACAGAGTTTTTACTAATTTATCTTGTTCTTTTTGGTCAACCCCCATTTGCCACAAAATATTTCGAACACCAGGTTCTCTAATTATATCAATGTAGTGATCAGCTTCACCTAAACTACACTCATAATATTTTGCTATGTATTCTGCTATATGTTGTGGCCTTTGTTTTTTACTCGGTTTGATATACTTTAACCAAACCTTTTTCTTTGGGATCATTTCTCTGTAAATGGTGTAAATTTGTTTTTTATTCTGTGGACTTATCTTTTGAACATAATTTACAATGTCTACGTAATTTATATCCATAGATAAATATCTATGAACCATATAAGAGTTAAATGAGTCCCATGACTCTTCACTAAAGTCTCCAGGAGGAGTCTTTTTGACTGTTATTTCTTCCAGCCAATCAAATAGTGTCTTCGTAGTCGTCTTTGATGTCACCTGGTAGAGTTTCTTTTAGAATAGCACCTGTTTTAACATCATAAAATACAGGAATAGGAATAAGTGCATCTTGTGCAGTACCAACTGCAAAACGTGATGCTTTACGCAAAATAATTCCTTCAGCTACTACATAGTTACCATCTGGGGTAACTACTTTTTCTGTGTTTTTTAGATCAATGTTTAGTTTAAGATCTTGATTTTGATTCATGAATTTTCTTTTTTATGTTTTAACCAATCAATATAGAAACCAATAGCCACTATTATATTCATACCAAATGAAGCTAATATTTCATAAATGTCTTCATAGATATTCATTGTTAAGTGAACATGTCCTACCATCCAGAAAGGTATGGAAAGATTCCCTGATATCCAAGTTATAGTATATTTAAGGAATGTTCTCAAACTCGACATCTTCTATTTCTCTACAAAAATAAAATACTCCATCTTTTTTAAGTACTGAGTCGCAGTGCCAAAGTTCTTTAAGTAGATCTGTGTCAATAGGTTTATCTCGTTCTTTAAATGTTCTATATAAATAAAATGATCGAGGCCCCATATGGACTATCTCCATGTTAATCATAGAATTGAGATAATTTTAGCTATACAAGCCATGATATTAATTTCTTTATCAATTCTAAAATTAGAATGGTATTGATATTCTTCAAGAATAATTACCACCAGGCCTTCTCGCCCGTCAGCATAGTCTGAGACACGCGAATAAAGTTCCTTATAAAGTTCTTCATAATCATTAATATTAGAATCAGCTATTATCTGGCGAATATTTTTCCAGTTTTTATTGGTTTTAATTTCGTTTATTACTTGCTCAATATAGTTATTTGATACAAGTATTGACTTGTCTAGAATTAGTTTATTATCAATGGTAGATAATTGAGCTGTGCCTAGAATTTTACGAATATCAGGGTAGTATTGTTTAACAATAGGTCCTAATGTTTCTTTAGTCCATTCAACTCCTTCTTTCTCTAAAACACCAGCTATATGAGCTGCTACTTCTTTCATTGACGGGGGTACAATCTTAAGTACCTGGCAACGTGATTGAAGAGGATCAATAATACGTTCAACATAGTTACAAGTTAAGATAAAACGAGTACTACGTGAAAATGTTTCGATTACGTTTCTTAATGATGCTTGTGCTTGGATTGTGAGAAAATCTGCTTCATCCAAGATAACAACTTTGATACTTTTGAACGAAGCAGAAGAAGCAAATCCGGATACTTTGTCCCTAATTGTTTCAATCCCTCTTTCATCTGAAGCATTGATGTAAAGATAATCACAATCCAAATTGGAAACAATAAGCTTAGCCAAAGTAGTTTTACCAGTTCCCGGACTTCCATAGAATATAAGATTTTGTATATCGTTCTGTTCTAAATATTTAGCTATAGTGGCTTTAATATTCTCATTACCTACATATTCATTTAGGTTTTTAGAACGATATTTTTCAACTAATAAAGTATGTTCTTTATTCGAAGTCACCATACAAATCGTATTTCTTAGGTTCAGGTTTAGGTATTTCTATTTCTTCAGTAGTAATAATATATAATTTTCCTTTTAGAGGCTCAAGCCTAAATGCTTGGGGTTTTGTAGTTGCTTGTTGATACCAAGCGTTTAACACTTCAGTTAGGGATTCATAAACTTTCTCACCGTTGAGGAGTTTCCACCTGTCACCAGGTGGAACTCGCTCAGCGATTTGAATGTTTTTTTCTACTTGTTGGGTATCCATTAAAACATACCTCCCATTCCAGCCATTGGATCAGATTCTTTCTTATCCTCTGGATTATCAACTATAACACATTCTGTAAGTAAAATAGTTCCTGCTACTGAAGCTGCATTTTCAAGTGCGGTTCGAGTTACTTTAGCTGGATCGATAATACCTGCTTCTTTCATGTTAATAATCATTCCTGTTTTAACATCATGACCTTCCCAAACAGTTTCATTTGAGGTATAATTCATAGCGAGCATTTGTGCTTTTGCTTTAT